AGGTTCTGCACATCGCCCATGTAGTTGTCAAGGTCAACGTACTCGCCAAAGGTGATGTCTTCTAGGTTGGGGATAAACCCGAACTCCTGATCACCAATCGTGAACGTAGGCTTCAGGTTTGGCTTCTCCTCGAACATCGTGTTGATGTGGCGCATAACATTTGCCACGCTTGTGAACTTGACATTGGGCAAATCTGCCAAAGGCACACCACAAAAGATTTCAAGCATCTTATGGGTGAGGAACTCCTCGTCACCCTCCAAACGAGCAAAGCGTTGGTACTGCTCAAGGGTAATCTCAGAGAGTGAGGTTGGTACTACTACTTTAAGTTCCATCTTTTAAATAACCTTTTGATTTTAGCGTATAGCATACCGCCCATAGTTGGGCTTGGATAGCTTGTTGTATGTTGCGTAGCGCATTGCATCTATGGCGTGGTTGAATGCATCTATGGGTTTGTTCAAGAGGTTGCCGTTCTTATCCTCTACCCATTTGTAGTTCTGAAGTTCCTTGATTAGGTTGCTGCTTCGTGGGGTTACGAATAGCTTGTGTCGCTTCAGTACGTCAATACCAACTATAACGCTATCTGCGCCCTTCTGCGTGGGTTTTACGTTCCATCCCATACGATGCAGCTCCTCAATAGATTTAGGCTCGGCAGAGTCAGCGTATACCTCTGTGCGCCTGTCAAGGTTTAGGTCTTTTAGGCGGTTGCTGATGTCGGGGTTGGTGAGGCCTGTTTGGTAGATGAGTTCATCCGCATACAGGTTGTCACCCGACTTGTACACCGCAACAAGCGATGTCGGATCATTCGTGTACCCGAAGTCCATTCCCAGCGCAAGCAAGGTTGCATCAGCAGGTATTTCGTTCATGCCGAATTGGAATATGGTAGCACGGCTCATACCACGCTCACCCAAGCCGTAGATGCGCCAGTAGTCCTCATCCGTTCCTTGTAGCCTTTCAATCTCCTCTACAATTGACTTGTCAAGAAAGGGATTGTCCTTGTAGGTACTTTGTATGTACGTGACATCATCACGGGTCAGCAGGCGGTCGTAAATCCAATGGAACGCATCAGATGGGTTGTAGTCAATCCATATCTTGCCTGTGGTACGAACTAAGAGCTGAAAGAAGTCCTCCCAAGAGAGTTCGTTGGCCTCGTTGCAGAATAGGTAGTCACGTCTTGCTCCACGCTTCTTCTGAGGTTGGTCAAGCGAAATGAACTCAAAGAGGTTTCCGTTGAGGGTGTAGGTGTAGTCGCTCTTGTTATGGCGTGACTCATCGTACAAGTCCATTGCACGGAGTATCTCAAAGAAGTCCCTGTATGCCGTCATCTTGAGCGATGGCAATGACTTACGCACAATGGAAAAGACCTTCCCCTTCTCTTGCATTGCGATGACAATAAGCATCTGCAAGATGGAGTAGGTCTTACCTGAACGTGAACCTCCTTGATTGACTACTATCCGTGTGGGGGCGGTGTAGTTCCTTTCAAAGAGTTCACTCGTCTTTACTTGCAGAACGGACAATCTCTACTTTGATTTGGGTGAGTTCATCTGCTGCTTCGTGGGAGTTCTCTACCCGTGCAAGCTTGGGTGTCGTGTACTCCGCCATCTTGTTAAGAAGGTCAAGTGCGCCCTTCGGGTCATCAGCAGCAACCTGCGTGAGCCAGATGGTCATATTCTCAAGGTTGTCTTCGATGAGCTTCTGAAACGCCTCACGGATTTTGTTTGTGCTTTTGTTAGGGATGCCTGCTGGTCTTCCTGCGGGGTTGAGGCTTGGGCCTCCCTTGACAAGGTTTGGGTTTCCTTTTGGCATAGTTCTGTTTGGATGTTTTCTAAATAACCCTTTTGGCTAAGTGGTGGTTGTGAACTTCAGAAAGGTACTCTTGAGATAGCTTGGTTCCAAAGTCTGCTTCGTGGTGACAGGCTTGACATAGTGCCATAAGATTCTCTATGTTATCTCGTGTCTTGCTCCCCCCCATCCCTCTTGGAACTATGTGGTGAACTGAGTTGGCTTTAGCTTGGCATACCTCGCAAGGAATCCAATCGGTTGTGTCGTAGCCCATACCCTTCAGGTAGACCTTTGTGTGGTTCTTCATTTAAGAGCGTTGTAGTAGCAAAGGTAGGCATCTACGCAGATAAGTGTTCCTTGCTTGGCTACTGCCTCTGCAAAGGTTCCATCTGCCTCGTAGGTGTTATTGAATCTAATCTTGGGTACGTGGTAGGGTTTGAACATAAAGCAAGCGGTGTCTATGTTACCGACTCTTGGTTGGTCGGTAGGGCGAAGCCTTCCCTCTTGTCCCCATGTTACAATTGACGAGTCAAGGTTATGGATGTTGCTCCATTGCTCGTTGAACTTTGGGTGCAGGATGTTGTCATCATCTAGGAAGTACACCCAGTCATCTTGTGTGAATTGATCTGCGTACAAGTCAAGGAACTCATTGCGTAGTGGGTGTCCCCAATATCCTGTCTGCTTTGAGTAGTGCGTTACTTTTGCGCCTGTTGCTTCCTTGTAGTTTGTCTTGGCATCCATCATTACAACCCACGTTGCCCATTCAGGAATGTGCTGCCTGATGTACTTGAGGTTTTGAGGGCGTGAGCAAGGGGTTACAATGTAAAGCATCGCAGTTCATTTATTTTGTCCATCGTGAAGTCTTGTGCGAACTCATATAACGAATCTGCAAGGTCTTGGACTTGGTTGGGGTTATCGTTTAGCCTCTTGATTGCTCCTGCCCATTCGGATGGGTGGTTAATAGCAATACAGTTGTCTTTGGTGATGTAGGGAGAATAGGGTTGTGTGTTGCTCACTATAAGAGCGCAACGGCTAAAGCCTGCCTCAAGCATCTTTAGGTGCGACTTGCACTTGGCGAACTCGCTTGTAGATAGTGGCACAAGGCTCACGTCAAAGAAGTCGTACAGGCGATGGTAAAGGTGCGGTGGGAATGTGTTGAGCTTGTATGGTGCTTTCATCATTTCGGGATAGCCATCTACGTCAGCAACGTATGCCTCGTAACCAGTTAGGTCAATGGTGGATTCTCTGATGTCCGCTTGGTGATGGTTGCCCCCGATGTAGCCGAATCTTACTTTGTCGCTTGGCTCTCGGTTTATCTGCCAAGTAGGTACGCTGATGGCGTTGGGGATGATTCGGATGTTGGTATTGTACTTCTTGACTTTTGAGGCAAGGTGCTTGTTGGTCACCCACACCTCATCTGCTGCTTTCATAGACCGCACGATGCGCTCCTTCATAGCGGTTCCATAGATTCCATTTAGGGGATGGTTTGGAGGTAGCACCCACCAATCATCCTGATCTACTATTAGTTTTATTCCCTCCTTGCGGCAGAGCTTTACAAAGTCAGCAAACGGCTCTACTGGGAAAGCACGGCTTGCAAAGATGTGCGTGACCTTTGCCCACATATCAGGTTCAATGTCCGTAATCTTTTCAATGAACATCACATCCGCCTCTTGGTGGCAGATTAGCGGAGCGAATACTCGGTGATAGGCTACGCCTGAATTTGGCTTGTGGAATGCAACCACAAACGGCCTACTCATAATGCTCACCTGTATTGCCGTTCTGACCGATGATGTCCATGCGGTTATTCAGCTCTTGCTCGGTACGCATCCACTCACGCATAGCGTGGCGTTCAAGATGCTCTGTCCACATCTTCGCAGCTACTGCTCTGCGTTGGGGTTTAAACGGATAGGTGCTGCGTAGCCTCGCCATCGCTATCCTCATAAATTGTTCTCGCATTTTTTGTAGTTTTTAATAATTTCTTGCTCTATCAATTCAAGCATATAGTCAAAACTGATTCCTTCATCCTCGCCTCCGAAGCGGTGACGGTTAACCACATCCCTAAAGAATGCTGCGCTGATGTACTTACTCATTTTTTATAGGGTTAGTTCGTTTTCGTTTAGGATGCGGTGAAGGGTGGTGCGAATCTTCTCATACGTTTCGTGTTCCATATCGGGCATTGAATCAGGAGCGTACTTTGTCAAAGCTCGCAGTTCGTTATCCATTACCCACATAGCGTACTTCCATTTAGCTCCATTGACTGCATCTTGGAACTCCTCTTGCTCATCGGGTAGGTTGTATTCAAGTGTTGCTTTCATTTCTCGTTGGTTTTGTATTCTTTATCAAAAGAATCTGCAATCTGACGGGTGGTCAAATCTCCGTACTTGAAAGCGAAGTCAATCATCTGCTCCTTCTCCATTTCTTTGGCTTGCTTCCAGCAATTCATATTATGCTCAAATTCTTCTTCTGAAATAGGGTCCCAGATTAACACAATCTCAAGCCACTGTACAGCTGTATGTTTCATTTCTCGTTGGTGTTAGTCATTAAAAAAGTTTGAAATCAATACCGTTAACCATATTGGCGAACTGCAAAACAATCCCAAAGCAATACTGTCAGCTAAAGGTTTGGTAAGATATGAGTAAGCAAAAAAGAATAACGCAATACCAATAGCAAGCGGTAACCCTGCGTGATTCTTCAATCGTGAAAAGTAGTTTTTCATTTCTCGTAGTTGTTAAAGAAAAAGACTCCGTTAATCAGGGCGGTTGCATTCCGCTTGCTGAATCCTAATGCGCCATAAGCGGGCGGAGTTCTCATTTCTATTTAGTTTTAAATGATTTCGTTTCTTGAACCATATGCAGAGCAAGAGTCATATATCCCTTCACTCGTTCGGCCTTGTCTTCTGATTCCTGTATTGCTAAAAAGGTATCGCATCCGCTACAAGAGCCATAGGCAACTGAAGTGAATATGTAGTCAGTCAGGCTTGGTTGGTATACATTGCTGCACAGGATGAAGATTTGATTGCCTTGATAGCTTCCATCATCAATAGTTGTAAACCTATTCCAATCCCATTTTTGATGTTCTCTTCCGTTTGGATTTGTAATTACCAAGTCAAATAGCATCTCGTAGATACTCTCGTATGAGTTAGGCTCGTTATCGTTTAGCCATTGCTCAAGCAGATGCTTGCGCTCCTCCCATTGTTTGACGTAGTGTAGTATCATATTGTTGGTTTTAAAGGGGTCGAATTCGACTCGTTATAGCTCCCCAAAGATTGTGTAAGAGTCAATGTCCTCACCCAAGATGAAGAACTGCTTGTATAATTCAATTGCCTCAAGCGTTTTTCTTTCGCCTTCTGCTACGAATTCAGGGGTGATGGAGTAGATACCTACATCAAGACTCGCCTTATCAATAGCGATGAAGTAGAACTTGTCAATCGGCACACCAAACAAGCGAGTGTAGATGAACGCCTGTACATCGTAGCCGTACTTCTTTGCCGAGTAAGGGAACGCCCGTAGGTCGGTGGTGGTCTTTAGGTCAGCCAAGAAGCCATCAGCGATGATGTCTGCCTTTGCACGGAAGGGCATCCCGCCAATGGTTCCAATCGCAGGTTGCTCAAACTCGCAGCCCTCAATCATTGACAGGAAGTATTCGTTGCGGAGTAGGGCATCAGCAATGCGTTGAGCTTCGTCCATCTCCTTTCGGGTGCATAGGTTGCGTTCGCCTTTTGCTTCTTGCCAAGCCTTAGCGTTCTTGCTCTGGACTTCAATGACCTTGTACTCCTCCACACGGTGAGGCTCAAGAGCCATCAGGTGTACGAGTCGGCCTACGGCAAAGGCATCAGAATCCTGACTGCCGTACTTGGTGACGTAGTGGTAGGTCTTAGGTGAGGTGAGTAGCAGCTTACAGGCTGATGAGCTTAGGGCATTCTTTGATAGGTTGCCGTAGTAGAAGTCATCATCGTGCATCTTAGCCTTGAGGGTTTCCATATCCCAAGTGCTGCCATCAAGTAGTTCTATGATTTTCATTGTTGATTGGTTTTGAATAAAGGTAAACAATTTTTTGCAACTGCCGCAACCACATCTACTGTTACTGCGTTGCCGCATTGCTTGTAGCGTTGGGTGTTGCTCATTGGCTTCACTACACCATCGTAGTTGCCAAAGGCGGTGTGATCATCAGGGAATCCCTGTAAGCGTTCGCATTCAATAGGGGTGAGCCTTCTAATGCGATAGTTATCAATCACCTTAAATCCATTAGTCATACCATCTCTTGAACAATGTTGTGTTATTGTTCCTACTATATTGTCTTTTTTAATGTTCCCATTATAGCCATCGTATATCATTGGCTGAACTACTGCCTGATTACAGCTCGTTTCAAGCGTTTGGGCTTTCTGCTTTCCTACACGACCTCTGCGTGTTTCTGAATTAGGTTGAGAAAGGTTGATGCTATCACCGCTTGTTGCTTCTTCGTGACCAGAACTTGTGGCGGATTTGACTCGTAGAATCAGATCACTCTTGCCTTGATTTAGAGCAGGAACAATACCATCAGCATCGTATACTCGGTCTTGTTGATATGGTTGCGTTCCGCCATTGGAATCACGCCTCGTGCCGATTTGCTTTACTTTCAAGTAATCACCATCAGATGGCTGCTTGTAATATCCAGCAACAAGTGTAGAGGCATTCTCACCTTTCTTGTGATTCCCACGCTTATCAAGGACCTGTACTTTCATCGGGTCTTTGTAGCTACAGGCGTTTAGAGTAGCCGCTATACCATCTTCGCCATAGATGAATCCTTGCTGACCACCTGTGCCACGATGGCCTACTATTTGGACTCGTTGGACAGGATTTGATTTATGACTTTCTCCGATAGGAAATACTCCTCGCCAATCTCCTGCTGTGGTTGTAGAATATCCGACAAGGTATATCCGCTCTCTATTTTGGGGTAGAAACCAACTTGTATTAAGCAGTTGCCATTCAAGTCTATAACCCCCAATGTTGGTAAAGGCTTGGATAATTGCCCAAAAGTCTGCGCCATCATTTGAGGAGAACGTCCCTTTAACATTTTCCCACACAAATACACTTGGTCGGCATTCGCTAATAAGACGGATTGCTTCGAGGACAAGAGAACTTCTTTGTCCTTCCATCCCAAGTCGTTTTCCTGCCAATGAGAAATCTTGGCAAGGACTTCCGAAAGTGATGAGGTCGATTCGAGGAAGGTCTGCTCCTCGAACATTTGTAACTGATCCGACATAAGTAGAGGTTGGGAATTGATATTTGTATACTGCAATAGCGTGTTGGTCTATCTCCGAGAAGTAGGATGTGACTTCATATCCTGCTCGCTCAAAGCCAAGATGGAATCCACCGATTCCGCTAAACAGGTCAAGCTGATTAATTTTCATAGAACTCATTAAAGAACTCCTCACCTGACTTGTTTGAGTCGTGATTCACCATACCAATGAAGTAAGATGATTGAAGTTGGGTTCGCTCAATGTGGAGGTACATCTCTTTGGTAGCATCGCTGAACTCAGGGTGATGCTCAAAGAATACAGCCATTGCGGTTTTAAGTTTAGTATTCATCTGCTGCTACTTGTGTTGCCCAGTTAATCCATTTGTAGTAAAGCTCCATGTCCATCTTGGTAGGTGGATTGCTAATGTGTGAGGTAGGGTAGCTCGTAGTGTTGGTGTAGCCATCCTCGTTGTAGGATTCCTCCTTGTACTCAATGGTCATCTCGTAGGTGTACATCTTCATTGGCGATTCGTACCCAAGCCATTCAGCGAGGTACTCTTGATCGGTTCCTGCTTCTACGGCAGCCCAATAAGCTTTAGGCATTACATTGGCATCCTCAAGCCACATCTGAAGGTCATCAATTTCAAAAATCATAGTCCAAAGTATTGAAGGGTAAATAGGTAGGCGAGCGTTACCGCAAACACGGCAACCGCTTGAGCGATAAAAGAAAGTATGTTTTTCATTCTGATTGGTTTTAAATGATGGTCAAATATATATAGAGTTTTCAACACCACAACACCTTGCACCAAAATGAATATCCATTGCATAAAAAAGAGGGCTACTTGCCCTCTCTCCACTGTGTGTAGCAGACTGCTACTGCTTGGTCTTTGTCTTGGTACTCGCTTCCGATGGCCTCCAAGCAGCGTTGGATGTAGTCGGATTGCTTTTCACCACTTTGCGGTTTGGGGATTGGCATAATGTAGAACTTTAAATGAAACTAATCTTTGCAGGTCAGTAAGCTCAAGACGGCTGATGACATCTTGCCTACCTTCCCTTTGGTAGTATTTGCGTGTTGCTTCTTGCTTTGTTACAAATACAGGCTCAACTATCTGCTCCGACAACCGAGCAAGCTCAGATGTGCGAACCATAACGAACCCACCCAACTCAGGCATATCAAAGGCAATGTATTCTGCCTTGCCGTATAGCCATCCTTCGTTACCGTGTACGTTCTTGAACTCTACCCAAATTGTATTGGGATGGTTGCCACCCTTTACGTCTACGGATGTTGTTCCCTGAAGTCTAGTTACGAAGTAGTCAATGTGATCGTAGATGTCGGTGTTGCGGTCTGACTTCTCGCATGAGTAACCAATCGCCTCACACGCCTCAACGAAGCGTTGTGCGGTGATGTCTCCCATCTGATTGGAATACTTTCTGCGCTCGTTACTGACCATAAGCATTGTATAACGCCTCTAACTCCTGCAACCTACCACGCAAGCAAGATCCGCAGTTCGTTGGCTGCACATTGTCTTTGAAGACTCGGTTGTAGATTTTATTCAGTTCGGTCTGCTCAAAGGCAGTTACTACGTTGCGGCCTTTCATCTTGCCAATGAACTCGTACTCGGTTTGGGTCAAGCACTCAGGCTTGCGGTATCGGAAAATTTTGTTCAGCTTCTCCTTGCGAGCATCGCAACCGCAGTCAATGCCTGTTGCCTCGCTAAACCAATCAACCGCAGCCTTGATGCCTGTGGCGGTTGTGATTTGCTCTATGGTATCGCCTAAGCCGCTACTCTTGCGAGGCTTCCTTCCACGCTTGGTAGTGGTCGTTGCAGTCGGATTGGATTCGTTCTCTTGCATTTTTTAGGGTGTTGAAAATTGAACGTGCTGATATTTTAGTTTGGTCTGCGAGCGTTCTGATGCTCATATCGGTGTTGTGGTACAGGTCAAATATCTTTCGGTCATACCAGTGCCAATCGGATGCCTGCTCCCATATCTCATCGTAAAGAGCAACAAGCTGCACTTCGGCATCCTCGTTCGCCTCCTCATAGATTAGTTCGTCTTCTAGTTTAGATACGTCTACAAACTCAATTCGGCTCTTAGCCTTCATCAGGGATGCGTACATATTTCGGAGCGTAACGTACACGAAGAAGGTGTTCACCTCTTTCTCGTTGTACATTATCTTCTCTGGCTCCTCAACGTATTTGTACAAACGCAGGTACATCTCCTGCACAATATCCTCCGCAAGCTCTTGGTCTGCACCGAAGCTCTTAGTCATCCGAATCCAGTCCGTATGACGTTTGGAGAGTATTGTTAGGAGTTCCAACTAATCTCAAAGATTATAACAAACAGGGCAAACTGAAGCTCGTGCTGCAGGTCTTCGCCATCAAGATCAGTCGTTGATGCGTAGTTCACCCCCAAGAGCAAACCTGTGATAGGCCATACGTTAATATCAAAACTCATCGAATGTCTTTTTCAGGGTTAAATATAGTTCTTTAAATTTAATTAACTCGTTAACGACATCATTGAGTTTTTTGATTTCTTCCTCAAGGGACTTAATATCTACCGCATCAAGCACATCAATCGGGTACTCATCACGAATCTCGCAGGCTACTTTGTAAGCCCATCGGTAGTCTTTGTAGTTGAGTCTTGATTTGTGTTCCTTTTGGGCGTGTACTACGGATGAGTGGTCACGGTCAATGATGCTACCAAGTTCCATTAGCGTAGCCTTGTGTCGGTAGGCATTGATGAATGCGCCTCGTGCAAGGGTGTATTCTCTTTTGCGTGTGTCCTTGTCATCAAGTCCAAGACGTGTCATCAAAGCATTCTTTGCTCGCTTGAGTTGTTGTAGTTCAAAAGCTCTCATTGCTTGTTGGATTTAAAAGTTTTATCAAAACAATCTTCCCAACTATCATATTTTACCCAAAAGTCAGTTGATTGTCCATCTTCCTGAAATTGACACATTTGTAACTTCTCTTTCTCAAGAAGTTCGCTTTCTATCTTTTTAACTATCTCACCGATGGGATTTTGGAATGTTGCTTGGTAGTGCTTGCATAACTCAAGCAATTCTTGCATTGCCGTTTTCATTTCATTTTGTCGCTTATCTTGTTTAACACAACTGCAATCAGACCAAGCTGAACAGTAATTAAAAAAAGCATAAATTCAATCATTTGCATTTGCAGAGTGTTGCTCTGCCCTCTTTTTTGGTTTCTATTATTTTAGTGATTGGTACTTCAAAGTGCTTGTGGTCGGATAGCCTCTTGAATTTAAAGAAGCTACACCACTCCACAAGTTTGTCTTGGTAGTCTTGGATGATTTGGTAGTCCAAGCAGATGTAGTCAACGCCATCTACCCTAAAGCATTCGTACTGCTGAAACGGAGAGAATATCTGCTTCATAGGTTATCCTCAATAATCCGTTGCAGTCGTTCTATCTCCATCACCATCTCCTCGTTGTTTATGCGGAGTTGGGCGTTGGCAAGCATCACCTCATTCAGTTTGCGGTTGGCGAATTGGCGGTAGTCTATAAACTGCTGCAAGAGTTGGTCTGCGTTGTGGCAGTTCATCACGTGGTCAATCAGCTCGTCCTGCATCTCACGCCCTTTGGCTTTGTCTGCTGCTTGGTGTGATAACCAGATAGCCGTGCCTGAAAGCATCAGTTGCTTCTCCCTGATGTACAGGTCGTGTAGTTCTTCAGAAGGGTACATCGTCAGGGCTGATTAGTGGTGTGGGTTCGTCCTTTGTTTGAGTTAACAAATTACGACCATTTATTTTAAAACCTACGTTACCAATCATTGACTGCATAACTAGGGGTGTTTCAAGTGGCGTTACACGGCCTCCTGTTTCCATCTCCTTGACCTTGCGGACGTGGATATGTGTGTATATCCAATCCGTTTCGTGCTGCGAATAGCGGTGAATGATGACTACCGCATCGGCACGGTTGCCCCACTTGCCGCCTCCTTCAATGTCAGAAGTCATAGGTGGCATCGGCATACCCTCGTATGGGTGGCCTTTGTAGTGAACCTTACGCATCGCCTCCGTGACAGGGTGTGTGTTTACAATCGTGGTGACGTTGTTCTTGTGAGCAAACACCCGAACGGCAGAAGCTACCTCGTAGTGGTATTCGTGCATACCTGTCTTGCCAAGTTTCTTTTGGTCGGTGGTCAGCGAGTTGTAGGGATCAATCAGCGCACCTGTGTAGTCCCATTCGTTCTTAATGGATTCCATTACCTCAAGCAGAGCAAATGCGTTGAATAGCCTGTTGCCGTCTATGAACTGAAAGTACTCGTTTATCCAGTCTAGCTTGCGGTGCATCGTTAGCTCATCAATTCCTTGTATGGGTTTGCATACCATGAACTCAATGAGCTTACGCTTTAGGCTTGGCACTTCGTTCTCTGCGGAGTATATGAGCCACTTCTTGCCCTGATTGTACGACTGCAAAAGCATCAGGTACATCAAGGTGTGTGTCTTGCCCACGTTGGCGTGGCCTGTGACTACGATGAACTCACCATCCTTGAAACGGATGTACTCGTCAAGTTCGTAGACACCAAGTTTGCCTGTGTCAAAGTATTTGCCCTTCAACGCTCGCTGAAGGTAGGGTAACGAAGATTCGTTTGGTAGTAAGTCGGGATGTTTCATATTCTGATTGGTCTTACAAATATAGACAAGTATTCCAAATAAAAAAGCCTCCCGAAGGAGGCTCTTGCGCAACGTCCGAAGAAACCAATCAGAACGGACTCTCGTTGCGTGAAGCAAAATGCTCTTGATGAGTGGCGGCTGATTGTTTCCCGTTCATCCACTCATTGAATGTTGCTGCGTTTGACAAGATGGTATTCACATCGTGACCTGCTGCACAAGCGTACTCAACTGCTGCCTTAAGAGCAACCTGACGAATGATGCTCGCAGAACGATCATCGTTCTTAGGTGCCGCTGAGTAGCTTGGTGTGCTGCCTCCGCCAAAGCCTCCACCGAAATTGTTTGGGCGTTGGATTTTGATAGTACCCTTTTCGTTCTTGGAGTACTCTACCTCATCGCCTACGGAGTAAGATGGGGTTGGTGATTTTGCGAATGCTGTTCCGAAGTCACCGTTGTCAAAACGGATTTCTAACTTGAACAGGTCTTGCCATTGCCCCGTAGGGGTGATTGAAACGATTTTAGCCATTGTAAAGATTGGTTTTAAATAAATAGAACTGCTTGCTGCTCCAAGACCTCAATGCGAGCTGAAAGCTCCTGCACCTTGTCTTGTAGTGCTTTAATTTGCGCCTGCTGCGCTATGATTGTTTGGGAGTAGGTGTCCTGAGAAAATGAGAGTGTCATAATGATTGGTTTTAGTTTGACAGGACAAATATGCAAATAAATTATTGATTAACCAAAAGACCAGTGAAAGTTATTTCGGCAGTATCTGGGTGAATGTCGGTATCGTGTTCTAGCTTTAGCTTGCGCACATAGGCTCTTGAATCGTCCTTTACGCCTCCCCACTTACGGAACGCATCTAGCGCAAACTTCACCGCCATGATGGAATTGTCTATGTCGTAGCGGTAGTTGACCTTACAGGTGATGTAGACGTGCTGAATGGGTTCGCAGTCGTACTCTTGCAATTGTTGCAACACTTCAGCACAATGCTTGTCCTTTGCCTTTGCTCGGACTGTCCAATGCTTGGATGCATAGAAGGCATTTAAGCTAGGAACCTTACCAACTACAACGTGGTAGGACTTTAGTTGTCCTGTTGGAGGTACCCACATTGCATGGCGAAGTGATGATCAATCTTTGCAATCTGAGCAAGAATTGATTGTTCTTGGTACTTCGCCTGTTGGCGAGCTTGGTAGGTAGAATCGCAGTTGGCGAATAGCGAAGCACACTCAGCAAGAAGCAAGTCAATCTTCCTGCGCTTGGCAGGGTTAGTATAGTACTGCATACTTGACATTGACTCCTTCATTAGTTGTGCTTGTTGCTGACTGCTCATCTGCTTGGTTGTGGATTTGGCGTTCTAATTCAAACTCAAGGTGTGCGATAGCCTTGCGAATGTCTTGGGTGATTGGGTTGTTTGGCTTCTTTCCTGCTCGCATCAGGTAGGTGAGTGCCGTACCTAAGTTGTAGTTATCAGGCTGGAAGTCCATCACCACATCCTTCGCCTCTATTCCGAGTGTTTTGCCGATGTAGTACGTTGGTGTCTTGCTCATTGTCTGATGGTTTACCCAAAGGTAAGTCATCCCAGTAGATGAAAATATGGTCGTTCACTATTTAGAATGTATATAAATTAGCATAATCTATGCACAGGTACTTGCGTATGTCAAGATTATTTTGTTTTTTTTACAAGTTACCTGACTTATATAGTTAAGTTATAAGTTTACTTACTTATTAAGTTAGTCAAGTAGTAACTTGACTTAACTATCAAGTAAGTCAACATACAACTTTACCAAATACTTGAAAGAAAAAAGAAACTAAACAAAGAAAAAGAAGGGAATCTTTGATTTAAGACACTATTATATGCTAAACCATACAACCATCCCACTTTTGGTAGAAAGTGTATTAGAACGCATATAAATGCCCTCTACGTGCTTATTCCGTTATCTTGTCAACCCAACGCTTCAGCAAGTATACAATCGTCAGCACAAAGGCCAAGCCTCCGAGCATTGACTCCAAAGTCCATTTGCGAACCTTCGGATCTTGCTTGGTGAGAATCTTGGTTTGAGTCACACGGATCGTATCAGGCAAGCAAGCCGCCTCAACCACGACCTTTCGGTCTATGTACTGGAGCTGAAGGCGAACCTTGTCTTGGTAGATTACCGTGTCCTTCATCACCTCCAGCGTGTCTATGAGGTACTTGGTGTCCGTTACAATTACCGTGTCCTTTACAATCACACTCTGCAGGATAGGTTGCGCAGTACGGCATCCGCTAACTGCCGCAAGAATCGCAGCCGTCAGGATTGTCAATGTTACAGGTCGGTTGTGGCGCATTTTCTAAATCGTTGATGAAGTCATCTAAAGAAGCCAATGTAGTTTTGTTTTGACGTTAAACGAAGGGCAGGCTTTGTTTGCATACTCGTTGTGTCCGTGAAGGGAAAGCTCTCCGTATTCTGCTCGCAATGCCTGTATCAAATTAACCAACGCCACCTCTTGCGATTCGTTCAGCGTGTCCTTTGCTTTTCCTTTTTTATCAACGCCACCTACATACACCACGCCAATAGAGTCCTCGTTGTGTCCGCTTGTATGAGCACCCACTTTCTCAACAGGTCGGCCTTCGTGTACCGAGCCGTCAAGGTAGATGACGTAGTGGTATCCGATGTCTTTCCATCCACGCTCCAAGTGCCACTTGCGGATTGTTGCTACGTCAAAGTGCTTGCCTTCGGGAGTAGCCGTGCAATGGAGGATGATGCGGTTTAGAGTTCTCATTGGTTTTGATTTTGGTATAATCTTGCTCTGTGTTGGTTTTGATTTTCGTAAACCTGAATGATTTTTTGTCAAATTTCATGCAAATTGCAGCTCAAGTATTATGCATAACGTGCATTTAACTGCACAAAAGTGATACGATTTGTTCCTTTAATCGGACGTTATCCGATTTAGCGACCCTGTGAAGCGTAAGGTTTTTGATACTTCTTACTCCGCTTGTTGCTGCTGGCGCTCTTTGAATGCTTGCCTCGCTTCTTGCTCTTGCTGATGAACTTACTTACCGCCTGTTGCTTTGCCATCGTTAGGGTCTTTTAAAAACATAAGTGCAAACGCTCCCATCAGGAACGCAGATAC